CCAAAGTATTAAATTTACTGACTTTGATTGGACCCTTCTTTGAGGATGCATACTTGACCTCAAATTCACCTTTTCCAGAGAACATCTTCTCGTCAAGGTCTGTCTCTTCTTTCTTTGAAGTAGGAATATCCACTTTGATAGTAACAGGATATTCTTTATCTCCGAACTTAAAAGTTTTCTTTCCTGCCTTTTTGGCCGCAGATGCAGCTGCCATGAATTCTGCAGCTCCCTCTTTACTTAACCCTTCTGGAATTTTAGCTTCCTCTATGTCTGGTTCTATGTCTGGTGTAACTCCATCTGCAAAATCAACTTTGCGAACACCAACTTGTTCTTGGACTTCTTGTAATGCTTTAGTCCAACTTTTTGAATATCTCATTTGACTCCTATTTGTCCCAATTTTTTATGGCGGTGAAGTTGTTGAAAGAAAACTCCAACCTATCTATTAATTTGACAGCGTTTTGTTCACTGTCTGCGACAACATACCCTTCTGGTGATGTTACTTTAAATCCGTCCTTAGTCTTTACAAAAGTACTAATTCCTAACTGTTTTATACTGTTTAACTTTTTTACTATCTTATTTTTAGCGTCTACTATATGCATCATGAAGGTAGATATGGCAACCATATTTGAAGTATGTCGCCGCAGTTCCTTAAAGAACTGTTCTTTTCGATTCATCCATTGTTTCTGTGATTTTTCTGTCTTCTTCGTAGCTGTAATCTTTACAAAGGCTTCATGCACAAACTTGAAATATTCCGAAATCATTTTTCTTGGATTTCGATATATTTCTTGTACATTACCACGAATGAGAGAGTTCTGCCATGTCTTCCAATATGCAGCTGGTGGAAGTGACTCTTGTAACGACTTCCATTCGTTTAATTTTTTAGTATCTACCCTTCTCAAAGCTTTACCAGCTTCTGAAAGGTCTTTTGTTATTGCAGTTGTCTCAGCTGCGGTAAATTTTGCAGTCCCAGACAAGTCTTTGTAATCTGCATCAGTGTGCCATACATTTGGAACCTCTTTGAGTTTTTGTACATTTCCAAATGATGCAGTCATTCCCTCAAGAGTGTCACCTGAATATGATGTGTGCCAAACTATACCAATTTTAGCCCTTGATATCTTTTTACCAACATCAGAATCTTTAGGAACTGCATAGAGAATCGTGTTTGGTTGAAATGTATGATGTCCATCTATTTCTGAACCCAAAGTAGACTTGAGGAAAAGTAAATCTCCTTGCAAGACTTTTTTGATTCCCAAACTAGGTAACTCTTTCAATGCAGTGCTGAAGACTTCTCCTAGATAACCCCCAAGGTCAATGTCTGATTGTTTCTTGTAGAGTAATGGTGTCTTGTTAAATACTCCCTTTTTCCCTACAAAAAACTTACCATCTGATGGGTCAATACCAGCAAAGATTGCAGGAGCTCCATCCCATTTGACAGTCATGTTTACTTCAGACTTTGAATTGCCTGCAAGCATATCTCTAAGTGACTGAATAAACCTAATAGATGCTCTTGCACCCTCTATACCATTATTTAGGATTTCATCTTCAATATGTTCAAGATGAAGATTCTTTCCTGCAGCCTCTGTAAGATAATCTCTGAAATTGAGCATAATTTAAGGTATTTTTATAGAACCTGAAACTTTTGGTTTATTAAATTTGATAATATCAAGTAATGTTGCGGTTTTCATTTTTGAAAAAATATTTAAAACATTTGATACCGCCTCTTTCATAGATTCTATCTTTGACATAATCTTAGATTTGAATGAATTCCACAATCCTTTAATTTTGTCAATTATATTTGAAATAATTCCTTCACTCAATTCTTGACCATGCATCATAGAGAAATGATTGTCTAGTTGTTGCATATCTTTGGCTTTTAAATCTATTTTCATAGACATATCCATTCCTCTCATATCATCATAAAGTGACGCCATATCTATGGTTTCTCCTGCAAATAACTTCTTGACAATGGGTTTCATAGCTGATTCTTTACCACTTCTCATAGCACCATGAACCATTCCTCTAATGTTTATGTTAGCAACTTTCGCAACTTTTTTTACGTAATCTGAATTTGGATTAGATATATCATGGCATCCATCGGGTGATAATATGTGTGTAGCTGCAGGTAACTTTCCTTCGTATTTTAATATTGCTGATAAGGCTTCCCATATGACATATTCTCTAAGAGTATCGTTCTGACCTAATTTTTCATTTATAATCTTAGCTCCCTCTTTCGCAATTACAGTTCTTGTTTCTTCATAATCCTCAGATATGGTTTTATTTTGTTCTTCTATAAATTTTTCAAAATCATCAAAAAATTGCTTCCTTTTTTGTTGTTCTTCGGGAGTTTCATTTTTCTTTCCTGCCTTCAACTTATTAAACCAATCTGGACTTAGAATTCTGGATTTTGTCTGTCCTATAACATTATCCCTCATACTGATTACTGCATTCTCAACTTCTCCTATCACTTTAGACCAACTTTCATTCGTTGACATATCAATCTTATTGTCATCTTTACATTTCTTCAGGGCGGACCAAAATATATTTTCAAATTCATCTGGGTCTTGAGAAGACGCTACTACGATATCACCCTTCTTTTTTATTGAAATTCCATACTTGGTCCCACCAGAAGTTAGAATTATATCAGCTTTAGCTTCAGACCTTTTTCCATAAATTCCTTTATGCAGTCCTCTCTCAAAGTTAGCGTTAATTCCTTTTGTCCATACCTTACCACTAAAAAACTTGTTTAATTTGGAAACGGAGTCTACAACCTGAGAAATATCTTTTGGACGAATTCCCCCAAACTTATCTGAATTTTCAGATACCATTTTTTTCAGTTTGGACGGATTTGTTTCTTTGTTACTCAGTACCGCTAAATTTGCGATATATGTCTCGAAATCTTTTGTGGCTTTTTGAGCTGAAACTTCATTCAGCCAACCTCTAAATGTTTTCATATCTTGAATGTAAAAATGGGAACAGGAGACAAAAGGCGAGTTGTATCAAGTTCCCATGTGATAAAATACTTAAAGTATTTATATTATTGGAACTTCCAATCGGAAGTATCTACTTGGTGGGCTTTGTCAAAAGCAGGTATATCTTGTCCAGAATCTACTAAATCTTCTTGCTCTTCCTGTTCACAATCATACAACTTCATTCTCGCTCTGTCAATCCCAATGACGAACTTTTTGTTCCTCGTTGGGTCATTATAGCGGTTTTTGAGTTGCTTAACCAAAATTTGATTAAGTTCTTCCATTTGTTCAGTTTGGATGAGAGCGAACATAAAATCCGCTGTAGCAGGAAGACCGAAGCTCTCACTGGTATCCTCCAATCCGATATCAGTAGCCGTATATCCCGAGCGAGTCGTTTGTGTAGCCGATACGATTGGTAGGTCACATTCCACAGCAAGTCCTCTAAGTTCTTCTGCAATCGACTTAATATAGAAGTATGATCCGACATTTGCATTTGCTCTGAATCTAGATGATGTACAAATATTTAGATAATCCACAAAAATTATCTTAGGAACAAACTGTCTTTTGATAGCAAGTTCCTTGAGTAATCCTTTAATATGACCAACATGAGCTGATGCAGTAGGATACTCTTTGATGACCAATGTACCCTGAGTTTTCTTTTTCAGTTTCTCAACCGAATTTTCAAACATCTGTTTTGGAATAGAGTGAAGGTCATCTATAGTCATGTCCATAAGGTTTGCATCAATACGTTCTGCAATCCTCTCTTCTGCCATTTCCAAAGAGATATAGAGAACATTGTGTCCCTGCATCAAAATGTTTGCAGCCATATGACACATGAATAATGACTTACCTACACCTGTTCCTGCAAGACAAATATTCAAAGTCTTGTTTGGTAAGCCTCCTTTTGTAATTTCATTGAAGAATGAAAGATCGAATGGTATCCTTTCCTCTTTCTTGTGATAAAACTCATAACGATCAGAGGCATCAAAAATATAATCGTGACCAACAGAACTATCGAAACTAACAGAAAGAGCATTGGATAGTATGTCAGGCAAACTACCAGTGTCCCTAGTCTTATCATCACCATTGATGATGTGGATTCCTTCCAAGATTGCAAGGTGAAGGGCCCTATCTTTGCAATATCGTTCTGTAGTATCAACCAACCATTTTTCATCCACATCTTCAGAGGTAAAAGCATTGATAGTCTCCTTGGTTTCCTTCCAATTATCTTCTGTTAGGTCATTTCTTTTTTCTGCCTCTATAAGAAGAGCTTCTTTGGTGGGTGGTGTATTGTACTTATCATAGAAATTATAGATTTCATCAAAGATGACTTTGTTTTCCTTGGACTCAAAATACTCATTCTTCAAAAATGGTAATACCTTCCGACTGAAGTTCTCGTTGGTGAGCAAGTGACTTAATATTGTTATCTCTGTAGATGATGTCAAAACTATCCTCTTTAGCTATAGATTTTTCTAAACATAAAACAAGAATGTCACCAACAACTTTGTGAAATTCCTGTTCGTGAATTTTGTGATTATCATTATCACTTTTGATTTCAAGAATGGTAAAATTTAAATCTAGTCCACCATCCTCTCTTTCTTCCTCTCCCACTTGGATTTCATTGTAAGCGTAAATTACGTTCTTGAATTTACCCTCATCAATCCGAATCGCTGTGAATTCAGCTTCGTCACTGTCCCTTGTTACAAAGGAATGTTTGACTACTTCTGTATCCTCAGATTCATTTTTAACATCAGACATATATTCTCCAGCTGTTGTAAATTTCAAATCATTCAAAATAATACTCCTACGATAAACATTAAAATTAGAAACACACAACCTAGTCCGATAACTTTAGTCCAACTAAAATCACCAAAGTAATCTGGATGGTCTATATCTCTTGGTGTATATCCTTTTTTATACATAATGCAAATAACTCCCTAAAATGTATTTGTCTTGACCCACTGGAGCATTACCTCTGTGTATAAATTCCCATGTAGCAGGAA